GAAGCAAAGGTGGAGAGATACCTCAGAATGCTTCTGGTACTGACTTTTTTAAAGGTGGATTAACTCACATTAATGAACTTGGTGGAGAGATAGTTAATTTGCCTAGAGGAACACAGATCATTCCTCACGATGTAAGTATGGCTATGGCAAAGAATAGTAGTAACGCACCCCCGGCAAAATCACAACAACCTGTTACCCTTCAACTAGTCTTGCAAAATGGAAAAGCAGTTGCAGAATATCTTATAGATGATATTAACAATCTCTTAGGTACTAAAAATATTATTAAGGGAAGAGGTGTGGGAGTATGAATGGACTAACTTTTAACCTGAAACATTCCTATACTGATTTCGGGTTAATAATGAATAGCAAGAAAATAAGCTCACCTTCTAAGAAAAAGATTAAAGTAGATGTACCTTTTATGAACAGCAGTTACGATTTTAGTACAGTTGGTAGTAATGGAGAAATAGTTTATAACCAAAGATCTATAGATGTTAATTTTACTTTACTTGCTAATAGCAAAAACGAATTGCATTCCAATTTATCTATAGTTCTAGAATGGTTACAGGATACTCCACAATGCCAATTAATATTTGATGACATATCTTACTATTATTTTCTAGCGGAAGTTGAAGATAGTATTGAAATAAATGAAGAACATAATTTAGCTGAAATAGTTATTAAATTTATCGCAGAACCATTTAAAACGTCTATTAATTATGCAAATAATGATATTTGGGATACCTTCAATTTTGAAGAAGATATGATGCAAGATGATGAATTTGATGTTGTGACAACTAAGACTATAAGTATTTACAATCCAGGTAGATTAATAACTCCAACCATCAATTGTAGTGCTAACATGTCAATAATTTTAGGTGGTAAAACCTTTATTTTGGTTGTTGGTGATAATAAAATTTATGATTTAAAATTACAAAATGGTGCTAACTCAATAGTAATTAATGGCACAGGTCACATTAAATTTATATACAGGAAGGTGGTTTTATAGTGTATAAGGTTGTCTTGATAAATGATGGTGTAGAAACAATTATACACTATCCAACCTCTGATAAAGATTCACCACGATTACTGAATTTACCATTTAAAGAGAGTTTATCGCAAGCTGATCAACTCTCTTTTTCTATACCCTTTGGGAATGTTGGATACGGTTTAGTTGAAGGCTTAGTGTCAAAAGTTAAGGTAATAGATACAAGGGATGACTCAATTATTTTTAGTGGGAAAGTACTGAACACAAAAGATGGTATGGGTGCAGATGGTAGTTTTATTAATCAGGTAACTTGTGAAGGTGCTTTAGGTTATTTACTTGATACTCAGACAAGAAGATGGCATTTTGCAAACCAAACTCCTACTCAAATACTGACTTATTTATTAAATCAACATAATTCAAAAGTTGATGCAAGTAGGAAAATATATGTAGGAACTATACAAATAACTCAACCAATAACCATTGATACAAATTTTGAAAATACATTTAATGCTATTGTAACAAAACTCAAAAATATCTTAGGTGGAGATTTAAGAGTTAGAGAAACATCAGGAATATTGTACTTAGATTATCTAATTGGTCAAGGATTAAATAATGAAGTCAAGATACAAATAGGTGTCAATGCAAAGCAATTAATTAGAGAATATGATACTTGTGATGTAATAACAAGAGCTATACCTTTGGGTTATGGAGAAGGTATTAATACACTTGATATCACTTCTGTAAATAGTGGTATAGAGTATGTTGAAGATGCTACGGCAAAGGTTAAGTATGGAATTATAGAAGATATTGTTACTAATAAAGACATACAAAATGCAAGCACATTAATGATTTATGGTCAAACTGTTTTAGCTGAAAAGAAACAGCCTAAATTAATTATAGATACAGCTATGGTTGATAGAAGTGTTTTAGAGCAATATTCTTTAGAAAAATATTCATTAGGCGATACACTCCATATTTTAGCTAATCAGATGAATATGGATGTTTATGCAAGAGTCATTGAAAGAGAAATGGATTTAATTATTAGCCCTTGGGATACAAAATTAGTTATTAGCACAAGGCCAATTACTCTATCTGACCAGATGACTAGTTTAAAACAAAGAAATATGACTTTAGAAAATGCACCTCAAGGAAATACAGTAATATTTCCAATTACAAAGGCTGATAATGCAGATTTTGATAGTCCTGTAACTTTTGATTTAGATATTCCTAATGAGACAATAAACATAAACAGGGTTTATATTAATTTGCATGGTAGAAAATTTAGAGCTTATGAGAAGGGCTTATCAGCAGGAGGCAGTTCTACAGGAACAAGTTCTTCTGGGGGTGGTAGTACACAAACTAGCTCTAGTGGCGGTGCTAGTACAACATCAAGTGGGTCAAGTAGTTCAACTTCAACAGATGCAAGCAGTTCCTCAACTACAACGGGAGAAACTTTTCATAGGCATTGGAAGGAAGGCGATCCACCAGATCCAGATAGGACAGGGTGGGCAGTCAGCACGCATAACCATGATATTCCTCATACGCACGGAATTTCTCATACACATTCAGTTTCTGTCGGCAACCACACACATTCTGTTTCCGTCCCTGACCACTCCCACCAATTGACCATCCCCAGCCATTTGCATGAAATTTTAAATGGAATATTTGAAAGTACATTTCCTTTGAACACAAAAGTTAAGGTAAATGGTGTAGATATAGGCGTTAATTATGGTGATGGCAGTAGTGCTTTTGACCAATATAATTTAGATATAACTCCACATATTTTAATTGGAAATAATAAGATTGAAATATCAACAGAACAAAACGGAAGAATCGAAGCTGTAATTTATGCACAAATATTTATTCAATCAAAATAAATAATGTAATATTCTCTAAGAGGTAGAATAATATAAATATAAGAGATATAATAAACAAATAATGGTAATAAAACTAATGAAAGAGGTTGCGGAAAATGAAAAAGTTTATATATATTCTATCTCTTGGACTCATGATTTCATTAATGGGTTGCGGAAATACGCCTGTAGTAAAAGATACCCCTGTACCAACTGTGAAGACTCCAGTATTAACGCTTACTTCTATTCCTGATACAGAAAAGAAATGGGTTGAAGTAAAAACATGGTCGGGTACTGGTCAAAAGGATACAGAAAAGTTTGAAGTAACAGCAAATACTCGTGTGAATTGGGAAACTACCGATAAAAATGGTATGACTCAGATTTATATCCATGATAAGACTGGAGAGCCTGTAAATGCCACCATAAATATCCAGAAGGGTATACAAAAAGGTGTTACTAACTTGAAATTAGTTCCTGGACAATACTCCTTTGAAATAGCCACAAGTGCAGTTACATCATGGAAGGTCACAGTGGAGCAACTACAATAATCTAATCACATTAATACTTAATTAAATCTTAAACAAAGCACCTATTAATTTAGGTGTCTTTTTTTATGTCCAAAAAGGGAGGAATACAAATTGATAAATATTGCAGATAGCATAGCACAAATTAGAACAGCTATATTTGGAAAAGATGTAAGATCAAATATTGCAGATGGAATTGAAAGTATAAGCACAAAACAAACAGACTTGGAAACAAC